CCCATAGCTTGTGCAATGGTACTGATAAAGGTGACTAAACTTTCCCTATCTTGTCCTCTGCCTAGTGCGTTAACACCAGCTACAATAGATGGACGTGCAAGATCTTTAGGGATCTTAGGGATTTGATTACTACGAGTAAGAACTAGTAGGGTTCTATTTAAATATGGTATAAGGAATTCAACAGTTAACAGTGAGAATAAACCACCGAGCTGTTGTTCTAATTCCATTTGAGTTAGTCTAACCTCTTCGGCTGTGACTCTCTCAGCCTGACGTACATTCATTGTAAGGAATGCATCAGATATTCTACGCTCAATTTGTTGAGCCATGTTAGCAGCTGTACTAAAGTCAGCTGTTTTGCCCACCTGAATAACAGCAACGTCTTCGGGTCTACCCTGAACGATTGCACCGTTACCAGCGTTGGCTATTGTTTGTGGCTTGGTTGTACTGGAAGGTGAGACCAAGAATACTACTTTAGCAGCAGCAGCTGATCCTTCAACTAGAGCTTGTGACAGTCCTTCAAGTGATTTCATATCACCGATGAACTCTTCCACTCTACCTCTTCCGTAGTCCTCTCCATCCACTGTATTGAATCGGAGTGGTAGCCATGGACTTGCATTCTTTGGAGCTGTACTTCTAGTACCAGGAACTATTTTATCATAGCACTCTTGATACCAAATCCAACGTCCACTTTTCTCGTCCAGATGTACGCAAGTATACACTTCTACGTCATCTCCATCTAAGCTTGCCGCACTTTCATCAACTACTGATTTCGGTACGATATCTGGTAGCTCTTTCTCCAGTATCCTACGGCTGATTAGTTCCTTTGTTACGATATCTAAAACGTTACCATCACCATCACGGTTGACGACATATCTATTTAATGGGAAGTTTTTTATACCATCCTTACCCATAAATAATAGAGCGTTGCCACCTACGATGAGGTGCTTTAGAGCTTGGTGTATTACAACACGATCACTAGAAGCTGCGATGTAATCCATGATCAGTCTCTCTATCTTAGAGAAAGAAAGATCAAGTTCACTCTTCATTTCTGGTGGTATCTCTTCACCTAATTTATCTTCTCTTACTTGTAGCTTAAAGAATGTAGTTTGAGGTGGTAGTAACGCTAACATAAGTTTAGCGGCTAGTGTTACTACTACCTTTGCACCTACACTCTGCCATGGAGTAGGAAGATTTTTATAATTAGGTCGAGAACTATTATCGTCTTGTATTAAATAAGGTAACGTGAGTTTAGAGCATTCTACAGCACTGTGTAGGAACTGTTGCCGTTTATTAGAAAACTTGTTGTACTTCTCACGTGCGTTCATGGATTTCCTTTGTTAACTCCTGTTGTTGATCCGCCTGTTGCACCTGTATTAACACTATCTCTAAGACCAATTCTTAGAGCACCAGTACCTTTAGACATACCTGTTTGTCCTGCCTTCTTGCTCTTAGCTTGACGAATAGCAGGGTTTACATCCTCACTTATTAGTGGTTCAGGTTCAGGTATTGGGGCACGTGGTGGTGCTGGTGGTGGTGGTGGCGGAGCTAATGGTGGTGGTGGCGGCGGACTCGGTGAACCTCCTAGACACATTAGATTTCATCCTCCATAATATTTTTTATATAATCTATGACGCTGGCTTGACCCGCACGATACATGATCGATTCGATTGGTTCTTTAGGATGAACTGGTTTCCAACCAAAGTTAGAATCAAGCCTGCTAATTAGTTCATCCAGTCGCTGGTTATGTAGCTTAAGCGTAGCTAGGGAGATTTGTGTTTGCATGTTCAAAGAAGGATGGCATTCTGGCTCGCTGTGTGTCAGAAAGTTGTGGTGCCTTTCCTTCATACATTAAGCGATCACTCGCATCTAGCCAAAAATTTTTGTCCAAATATTTATCGGTAGTATTTATACCTAGGGGTTGGAATACCCAATTAATCGTGGCCTTCCTAAGTTTGTCCAGAGAATTACTAGGGCGTAAATCCATAGCAGAACAGACGAGAGAATTACAGCTAACGTGTATTTGTTCGTCTCTGGAAATATCAGCTGAAACGGTCCGAAGACCTGCGTCACCACAAAAACGAAAGAAAGGAAGTAAAACAAAAAATATAGCACGTTCAGCTACCAAGGCTTTTAATAAAGTGTGATCTGGGTGTTCTTCCCATGCGGTTCTTAATCGGAGTGCTTCGGCCTCAGCCTCAACGTTAACCCCAATTGAATTAGCAATATACCCAAGAGCAAGGTCATGGTTTTCCTCATCTTTAACGTTTGATTCTAGCAGTACTCGTGCAGATTGGGGAACATCTTTTTCAAGAGCTTCTGAAATGAAGCCGCCAACTGGTAGCTCCATATGCCTAATTGCAAGGGCACGGTAGATGGTTTCTTCGGCACCCTCTTTGAGGGTACCAGCGGTGGTTTGTACGGGAGTCCACTTACGCTTTCTCCCAAGTAGTTTTTCATATGGATCTTTTTTCATTATTCTTGACAGTCACAGGTTATAGGCTCGTTTCCGAGAATATCCTGTAAGTAATCATCCACATCAGCTTGATCTAATGCTGCATACGCATCGGTCTTATCTTGTGTATCGGACATCACTTGCAGGGAGTAGTATAAGGAGGTCTGGGGTGATAGTAACCACTCTTCCACGAAGTTTCTGTCGTATGTAACAACATCACTCCAGCTATTAAATGAATAGCCGTGAAGAAGTCCTGTATTTTGATACATGATCATCAGTTGATCTGCTACTTTCTTGTAAGCATCCCAACCAACTTCACTAGCGATTTCTACATCGCCATAATCAAAATGTTGTACACCAAAAGTGCCACTGTCTCTATCAACAGAGCGACTTATAGGAGGTGCAATTTCTGGTGTGCATGTAAAGCCATCCAGATCTTTGCTTTTATAACTGCAACTAGCAGTAGGTGCGATAGCAAAGGCTCGTACCATATTATTATTGCGAGCTACTTTAGCTGCAGCGTCGATGCCTAACTTAATTTCATAAGCAAGATTCTCTGCGTCAGTAACTATTGAGCCACCCTCGTTGACTACAGCTAATGCTCTACCAAATTTTTCGTAACTAATACCCTCTCTTCTTAGAAGGTTAGCTAATCCAAGGCATCCAAGGCCGACTTGACGGTCCGTTTCGGAAGGGAGATATTCCCCAGTTGCTCCGACACCTGTATGGCTATGGAGCTTGCACAACTCGGACATGCCCTGTACGAAAGCGTCTTTGATGTCCCCGCTTTTACAGGCACCGAAATTAATATGTTGCAAGAGGCACGTTCCTCGTGAGGGCAGGTATACTTCGAGGCAAACGTTTCCAAAAATTCTCCTAGCTTTGTCATCGTATCTTATTTTGTTAAGCCAGATGTCCCCAGATTTAATTCCGTGGAGGAGGGCATCTTTTGTTTGATTGTCTGTTTGGTTCCATTGAGCTGGCGTAAGGTTGACGCACCTTTTGATCCAAGGGAGTTCAGCTCTAGGAGTGCGCACGAACTCAATGATATCGGGATGATTAATATCAAGGTGAGCCACGACAGCGCCGTTCTTATAAACGCCACCTCTTCTAAGTGTTTCATTTAATGTTGAGTAAATTTTTGCGAATGATACAGGGCCAGAAGCTGTAAGACCTTTTCCGTTTTCACTTCCTCTGGGTCTGAGCTTTGATAGATGGACTGCAACTCCAGCTCCATGTCTGAGTGCATGAGAGACGAATCTCCAGCTTGCTTCGATTCCATTTTTTCCTTCCATAGAGTCTTCTACGACAAAAACGGTGCAGCTCACTGGAAGTCTTGATTCTGGGTTATCCAACCATGATTGGACCCGACCAGTGCGGGAGATAAGTTCTGCGGTCATTTAAGTTAAATCCGTTAAATCAGGTGGTTTGTAATTTGGTCCCTTAAGGACTTTACCGTCTTCTCGGTAGACTGGTTGCCCATCTTCTCCAAGTTTAGACATATTGCTTGCATGTACACGGTCTAGAGCTTCATCTAGGAACCATCCCATATTCTCAGCGTATTGGTAGCATACATAGACTAAATCAGCTAGTTCTTTTAATGCTTCAGCATGTATATTATTATTTTTTCTAAAGAGTAAACCTTCAGCTTCTAGGAATTCTTTAAATTCCTCTACGATCAGATTCTTCTGATAGGAACGCTTGTCTTTCGTCATCGACGATTTCAGCCTGTACTTTGTACGAAATTCCTTGGCTTGATCTGAAATAAAGGTTCTTTTCATGTGTTAGTTCGTTTTCTAAGTAGTGGATAGCTTTTTCTAAATCATGTATCTTGCTATCTTTATGACCTGCCCTGCAGATATACTTGATAGCATTGCCAAGATGGAAATTCAATCCTTGGTCTCTAATAAAATCCCAAACATCGATAGATCCCCGTTGGTAGTAACTTGGTCCTTTGGCCATTTAGCTATTAAATTTTTGATGGAATTAGCCATTACAAAATTTTGGTGTTGTAAGGCTACGAAAATTGTGGTGAAATCTTTGATATCGAAATCACCACTGTTTAATTTTAATTCAAGTTGCCTTAACTTTAGGTCTTGTTCCATCGTCAATTCGGTAATCGGCGAGGGGGGACCAGAGTTTCGGCTCTTTTTTGTCGAAGTCATAATCATCAGCAGTTAAAATACGAGCTAGTCTGGCATTCATTAGTGCTTCCTCTTCAGATAAACCTTTATCTTTGAAAGCTCCTAGTACTGTTTTCCAGCTATAACCTTTTTCATTGAAGAGAGCTTCCGCTCTTTTTACTCCAATTCCAGGGACTCCACTGTATCCATCAGTTTGATCTCCAGAAACGGATTGAATAAGGTGCCATTTTGCTCCATCTATAGGCGGGATTGTGAACGTTTCATCGAAGTTGTATAACTTCCCAGGGATTTGTCTCATATCCTTATCAGGTGCGGCAATGATGTTTCCTGGATATTTTGTAGCATAAATGCCCATACCATCATCGGCTTCAAGTCCAGGTTTAATAATAACCTTGTATTCTTTTTTTAAAGCATTGATGACTCTTTTATAACCGCATGGTTTCTTACGATTACGATGCCCCTTATATTCGGGCATTATTTTTTTCCTAAAATTTACACTGTCGGAAAAGAACAGTATTGTATCAGAGAATCCACCAAGTTTATTTTCAATCTTGGAGATCTCTCTTTTAACCGCACTGTATGCATTACTAAAGTTACTAGTGACAAGGATAACATCATTGCCAAAGTCTACCTCAGTTTCTGCAGCAGCACATGCCTTGTAGACGATAAAGTCTGCATCGCATAATATTTTCATAAATTAGTGGGTGTCTGCCCAACTTAGACCACTACTGGCCTCAGCTGCTATTGGGATTCGTAATTTGTAGTACTCTCCCGCCTCAGCAGCGGAAAGAACAAGAAGAGATTTGAGGTCATCAACATGTTCTGGTGTACATTCAAACTGTAACTCGTCATGAACAAAAGCGAGCTGACTGCAGCGTAGATCCATCTCTTTGATATGTTCATTGGTGATTAGCATCCAACGTTTCGCCAGTATTGCTGACGATCCTTGAATTAAATAGTTGAGTGATTTGTGTTTAGAGTCTACTAATATCTTTCTTTTATCGATACCTTGTACATAACCTCTCTCACTAGCTTTGTGTACTCCCTCCAGCAATTTCTTAAGACCTGGGATGGCATCGATGTAAGCCTTACGGATCTCTTTGCCTTTCTTCTTAGCCTTCTCTGGGGATAGTTGTTTATCATATGACATACCTAGTTTTTGGTCTCCAGCTCCATACAAGAATGCGTAGGAAATTGTCTTGACCAATTTTCGGGATACGCCAATCTTGTCAGCATTTTCTTGGTGTATGTCGCCATGCAATAGCACTTCTGCGTACCTACCTCCATCCCATCGTGCAAGATAATGGGCAAGCACACGAAGTTCAACCCCAGCAAGATCACACCCGACCATGCTGAGATTAGGCGAGGCAGTGAAAAGTCTTCTAAATCGTTCATCACTCGGCACCTGTGCCAGATTCGGAGATCTATGGGCACATCTAAATGTAGATGTAGCTACTGAACAATGGTGATGTATTCGACTAGACGTCGTAACAAGCTTCTGCCATGCGTTCACGCCTTCTGATATCATCCCTAACTTTTTCGTCAGATCCAGTAGTGTCAGAAAATTCAGAGCGATATCCGTGCCAAGCTCCTTTAAGACT